GCAGAAGACGGCATACGAGATCTAGTACGGTCTCGTGGGCTCGGAGATGTGTATAAGAGACAGGCTTAGATAATGACGCTAAAATGATTCTTGATTTAGTATTCGATATACCTTCACAAATCCAAGAATCCATATTAACCAAAGGAACATCATCAAGACATTTCAAAGCCGGGATAAAACGTCACCTAACATCATTAGGTTGGAGCAGAAGGCAAATACAAAAGTCCTTCAATAAAATAAGCAATGCAATCAACTGAGCTTTACCAATATCAAAAACAGGCCGTCAAAAGGATTCATCAGCTTAACGGACGAGTACTATTGGCTGATGAGATGGGACTCGGTAAAACTTTAGAAGGGCTTCAATGGCTCCACGAATCAAAAAACTTTCCTGCAATAGTTATCTGTCCGGCAACTCTGAAATGGCTCTGGAAAAGTGAGGCCCTTAATCATTTAGGTATTCATAGCAGTATATTGCACGGAACAAAACCACCTAAATCTCAATTAACAAAAACACGGCGATTAACTATCCTGAATTATGACATTTTACAGTATTGGGAAGGCTACATAAAATCAATAAAACCCAAGACGTTAATCATCGATGAATGCCATTTTACCAAGACACGAGGCGCTTTACGAAGCCGAATCACAAAAAGACTTTCCCGGTCGATTCCCTACATAATAGCTATGAGCGGAACACCACTTACCAACCGACCATCTGAATTATGGAATATCCTCAATATAATCAGGCCGGACCTATATCCAAATTTTATCACATACGCTTTTCAATACTGCAAACCTACAAGGCGGCCCTGGGGATGGGAATACAAAGGTGCAAACAATCTAAAAGAATTGCACCGAAAACTTTCAGAATCAATGATGATAAGGCGTTTGAAAAAAAAAGTGCTGCAAGAACTGCCTGACAAAATCCGCTCAGTCATCCCAATGAAAACAAAACATCTAAAGACATATCGTGATGCTGAAAATGATTTCATAAACTGGCTCACCAAACAATCTATCACAAAAGCCAACCGAGCTAAAAGAGCGGAGCGATTAGTTCAAATGGGTTATCTAAAAAGACTCGCGGCAAGGATGAAAATGAAATTGGTTTTGAGATGGGTCAAAGATTTTTTGGACAACACCAATAAAAAACTCGTTATATTCGCAATACACAGAAAAATCATCGAACGCATTCACAATCAATTCCCAAAATCCGTAGTGATAGACGGGAGGACATCAGACAGAAAAAGGCAGCAAGCTATTTACAATTTCCAACATAACCCCAATATACGTTTATTTATAGGTAACATTCACGCGGCAGGGCACGGAATTACACTTACAGCATCTCATACATTAGCCTTTATAGAATTAGACTGGGTCCCGGGAAATCTCATACAAGCTGAGGACCGTATCCATCGTATAGGGCAGAAAGAATCGGTTATTATCTATTATCTAATAACAAAGGGGACCATCGAGGAAAAGCTCTGCAAAATAATCCAACACAAACAAAACATTGTATCAAGCACGCTCGATGGAAATGAAAACGTCAATCAATTAAGCGTCTATAACGAATTGGAACGGATGCTACGAAAGAGATTAAAATGAAACAAGATAGAAGAAAACCAAAAGCAACTCTCTATATAACCAATCTCTCGGCAGAGGTCAAACGTCTTTTCAAAGCACATTGTAGTAAAATAGGAAAAACTATGACAGGAAAAATAGAGGAAATGATGCGAGAGGAGATAAAAAAATGAAATTTATCGATATTCTAAATCAACTCAATATACAATATCGCACATCGGGTCATCATCATTGCAGACCCGGATGGATACAAATAGATTGCCCCTACTGCGGACGTGATTCAAATAAATGGCATTTAGGATATTCATTAGAAGGAAATTTTCTAAATTGCTGGAAATGTGGTTCCCATCCATTGATTTCAACTTTAATGGAATGTAGCCATTTACCTTTCAAAACTGTTAAAAAGGCCCTCACCAATTTGGATTCACCGCCTCCACCAAAAGAAAGACCTCAAGGCAAATTACGAATACCCAAAGGAGTGAAACCATTAGCCAGGCCGCACCGAAATTATCTTCATAAAAGAAGATTCTACTCATCAAAATTGGAAAAAGCCTGGGGAATAAAAGGTATCGGAGTTGCAAGCCGTCTATCCTGGCGTATTTTCATTCCTATCATATATCATTCCAAAACTGTCTCGTGGACGACCCGTACAATATCCGAAAAGAGTCGTCCACGATATATTTCAGCATCAGAAGTTGAAGAAAGCATTCCCCATAAATCGCTGTTATATGGAGAAGACTTCGCACGTCACGCTATCATAATTGTAGAAGGCCCATTCGACGCTTGGAGAATTGGTCCGGGAGCAGTCGCAACATTCAGCACCGGGGTATCACAATCTCAGATAGAAAAAATGCTCAAATATCCGATTCGTGGTGTTTGCTTCGATAACGAGCCGGATGCCCAAAAACGTGCAATCAAGTTGTGCAACAACTTGTCGGTATTCCCCGGCGAAACTTTCAATATCCAATTGGATGATGGTGTAAAAGATTCTGCCGAAATGAATCTCAAACAAGTCAAATACCTTCGGGAAAAAATCTTAGAATAAAAATTTTATTTTTTAGTTGACCTACCATTAAATGCCAATATAATAGCCCAAAAGTAAATACGAAACCCAGCAATACAAGGCGATTCAAACCGCCCGTCACGAACTTTTAGCTGGGGTTCATAGTGACGGGCGGTTTTGTTTTGAAAGAAAAAAATGTCGAAACAAAAAAATGAAAATGACAACGATAATTTTGCTGAATCATTAATTCTAAATTTGGATTGTCCTGACAAACCTTCCTCCCATATTATCCCTATCACCCTTGCGTTATATCGCTTCTATTGTCATCAAGCTAACTATCAAGAAACCTCCCGACCCAAATGTACTACTAAATTCGCTGCAAATGCACTTCACGTATCTCAAAACAAAATCCGTCAATGCAAAAATCATCTAAGATTATTGGGCCTAATAGAAGACATAAAAATAAAGGCCGGTAACAAGATTATTGGACACTATATTAAAGTCAATAAACACCAATCCCACCCTATACGAAGTCATACTGGTAAAAAGCAGAGTTCCCACAGTGTGGAAAGTCTTATAAAAACGCAGAGTTCCCACAGTGTGGAAAGTCTTATAGGGTGTAATAAGTCCTATACTACGTATAGTCCTTATACTAAGAAAGATAAGTTAACTGTCGCATCGCAAGGACGCGACGATGTGCTCTTGATTGATTTTGGTGGAAAACAACAAATAAACAATCGCCAATCCTTTGATAAAAAGTGCTGCCAAAAACTAATAGAATTACTCCAAACCAGAAGAAAGGTATTTAGAAAAATAAATTTAGCCAATTGGATAACCACATTCAAGAAGCTCAGAATTGATGACGGTATTAAAAAATCCCGGATTAAAAAAGTCTTAATTTGGTATATCAAGCACTTTGGAGAAGATTATGTACCCGAAGCATATTCCGCCAAATCTTTTAGGGATAAGTTTCTCCAAATTGAATCATCGAAAGACCGCCAAAAATCCGAGAGAGAACGTAAAAGGTATGAGGGGGATATTTATAATGATTACGACCCGTCACTTGAGGAGGGTGAATGGAATGTCTGAAATCGTTTCTAAGCGATTTTGGTCCGATACCCCTATAAAACTACGTATCGGCCACCAAATTCGATTTAAGGGCCATCCTCGTGCGAAATTTAGGGTGTCTATGCGACGGTCTAACCACTTAATTGACGAAATCTTAGTAAATTGAGAATTCAACGACGAAACAACCAGGATGAGCGACGAGTGCTGACGGGTATGATAGTGGACTCAATAGTGTTGGGCCGGATAAGCAGTCGATGGAATGTTGGTGGGATGTTTCGGAGCCGTTGGGCTAATCTTGTCGGGGATTGGTGCGTACAGTATTATCTGCATTACGAGAAGGCCCCGATGAGTCATATTGAAAGTCTTTTTGAAACGTGGGCTGCCGAGTCCGGCAGTGAAGATATGATTTCTTTAGTATCCAAATTCCTGTCAAGTCTTAACAGCGAATACAAGGAATTGAAAGGTAGTATAAACACAGAGTACATTATTGATTTGGCGGGCCGCTATTTCAACGAAGTCAAAATAGAAGGTCTTATTGACTCGGTACAATCCGATATAGACATCGGCAAATCCGAGAAAGCCGGATTAAGTATCACTAATTTTAATCGTGTTGAATTAGGTATTGGGGAAGGGATTGACATTTTACAGGACACCGAAGCAATTAAAGAGGCACTTACTTACGAGAGAAAATCACTTATAAAATATCCGGGCGGTTTGGGGGAATTTTTTGGGGATGCTTTAGAGCGGGAGGGATTCATTACATTTCTGGGACCTGAAAAAAGAGGCAAGAGCTTTCTACTTTGGGACTTGGCATACCGGGGGATGTTGCAACGGAAGCGTGTTGCATTTTTTGAGGCAGGTGATATGTCAAAGAGGCAAGTAATGAGAAGATTTATGGCTCGTATATCACGCCATCCATTAAAACCAGGTGTTGTAAAATGGCCTGTGGGAATAGAGCGTAATGAAAAAGGGAAGGCCCTGGTAAAATATAAGAGAAAGGAATTTGAAAAGAAATTGACTTGGCGAAGGGCATTAAAAGCCTGTACTAAAACAATGAGAACCAAAATCAAGAGTAAACAAACATATTTTCGATTATTGTGGCATCCGAATTCAACGCTTAGAATATCTAACATTGAATCCATACTCCAGGATTGGGAAAGGATGAATTGGATTCCCGACGTTATTGTTATTGATTATGCGGATATATTAGATATGAGCTACCCTCATCTTGAAGGGAGAGACTGTATAAACGAAACTTGGAAACAAATGAGAAGATTGTCCCAGAAATATCATTGTCTGCTTGTCACCGCAACTCAAAGCGATTCATCTTCGTATTCGCGGAAAACAATTGATATACGAAACTTTTCTGAGGACAAACGTAAAACGGCCCACATTACAGGGATGATTGGGATAAATCAAACACCTAAAGAAAAACAAAGAGGTATTCTTCGGCTGAACTGGATTGTGTTACGGGACGGCACTTGCCCTGTATATAAGTGTGTGTATCTGGCCACCTGCTTATCATTGGCAAATCCGGCTGTTGTAAGTTATTTTTGATTCTTTCAAAAAAAGTTGGCAGGAAGCATTGAATTAATTTGATAATATAAGTAGAAATGTTTTTGACAAGTGAATAGACGGGGCGTTTGAAATGAGCGAGCAAATAACCATATATCGGGTAAGTTGCCGAGCTTGCGGCAAGATGTTCAAAGGGGCTTCTCAAGAAGAAGCGGACAAGGCCCATAAGCAGCATGTTGACAATGATTGTGAGACTATCAAAGTATTGAAGAAGGTTGAGTCGTTTCGCAAGAAGGCCATTAAGATACTGGGCCGAGAGCTTACTTTTAGAGAAGCAACAAAGTTACTCGATTTTGACAAGTGATGATTTCAATTGAAAAGGAGTAATGAAAATGAACGAAGATGAAGCACGAACAGAACTATACTGGGAGGCAACACGCTTGTTGAACAAATACATCACGGGCGGTTTTGAAAGCAAAGAAGAAGTTCTTGAGGAGCTTGAAAACGATTTAGAGGAAAGCTAAGAAGAATTTTGACAAGTGATGATTTCAATTGAAAAGGTAAGAAATGGACCACGGAAAAAATTGCTATTGCCACAGATGCAAGAGATGGTTCCATTATCTTGGTATCTCCCAACACCGGGCTATGCACAGAGAAAGGAAAGAAAATTGCAAGATAACCTATACCCACGGGAATACATTTTTATACGAATGGGACAAGTGAATGTAATGGGGCGAGCGGCTACCGAGCGTTGTGAAGTTCCGGGTTGCCGAGCCAAAAGAGGTTGCAACGGATTGCCTCGTCCCCGCCTTTGAGAATGGAGCAACAATGATAGAAAGAACAGTACAAGATTTTGTTGAAGATATGGTATCTGACAACAAAGAATTCAAATTGATTCTAGCCGTGGCCCAGAACACTCGATGGTATAATCGTTTGGATGAGATCAAAAATGAATTTCAATTGTTAAAGAATAGAATGCAAAGAAACTAATATATAGGATGGTGAAAAAGTCAAAACACAAAACAAAAATTGGAAAGGATAAAAAATAGATATTAAGTTAAAGTCAGCCAGGTCATTGTTCAAGTCGCTCGGATTCAAAACATCGCATAAATGGAGCGTACAAAAACTCACATCAAAAATAAAGAATCTTCCTGATTCAATAGAAGATATCACTATCAAAGATGCGAAGGTCAAAATGAGGGTCAAGAAGATTCTGGCAGAATTGAAAGCCGGTAAATCAATTAGGGTATTCGACCCTGACGATGCTGCTGCCGATAAGAAACGGGCTAATGCTGTTAAAGAAGCTAAGAAAAGAGAAGTATCTGCTAAAACAGAGAAAGTTGAAAAGAAGGTCCGTAAAAAGAAGCGTGTCAAGAACAAAGCCAAAAAGGAAGCAAAAAAGAAAGAGCGTGCCAAAAAAAGAGCCAAAGCCAAGGCCAAAACAGAGAAATTTGGAAAGAAAGTCCGTAAAAAGAAGTTATCACTTTTCGATAAGGAACCAAAATTATGAAAGTCAAACGAGAAGATTTCCTTAATCAATTAGAGTCCGTGCGTCCGGGATTGTCGCCCAGAGAATTAATCGAACAATCATCTTGCATCATATTTCAAAAAGGAATGGTCTACACATACAACGATGAAATATCCTGTTCACAAAAATTACTGCCTTCACTAAGAAGTATTGAAGGTGCTGTACACGCTATCCCTCTCTTGAATCTGTTAAACAAAATGAAAGAAGATATAATTGGTGTGAGCGTGGAGAAAAGCATACTGCTGATTAAGGGCAAAAATCGCCGTGCCGGTATTCGTATGGATGAAAACATTTTGTTACCAATTGAAGCAGTTGATGAACCTAAAGAGTGGCAAAAACTGCCAAATGACTTTTCTGATGCAATAAGTTTAGTGCAATCCTGTGCCGGAACCAATGAATCGGAATTTGCAAGGACTTGCATTCATTTACACCCTGAATGGATAGAGGCGTGCAACAATTATCAAGCCGCCCGTTACACAACAAAATTACCTTTTGAAAAATCAATACTGGCGCGTAAAGATTCATTGACTTATATCATTTCCGCAAATATGACAGATTTTAGCTCGACGGAATCCTGGATTCACTTTCGTAACAAACAAGGTCTGATTATATCGTGCCGGAAATTTGTTGAAGATTATCCTGAGATAGGTTCTATACTGGAAGTGAAGGGCAGGAATTTATCTTTACCAAAAGGGTTGAAAGAAGCCTCGGAAAAGGCAGCAGTATTCTCCGAAGAAAATACCGACGATAACCGAGTTGCCATCAGTATAGAAACCAACAAATTGGAAATCAAAGGTACGGGTGCTTCCGGCTGGTTCAAAGAGAAAAAGCAAATAAAATACGAAGGCAAGCCACTCAAATTCACTATTGAGCCGGGATTATTGAGTCAATTGGTCCAAAAATATAATGATTGTCAAGTGGCTAAAAATCGTTTGAAAATTACTTTTGATAAATTCGAGTATATCACTGTCTTGGGAAAAATCAATTGAGATTGCCGATAAACAAAATAATCTGCTCCGACTGCGTAGAGGCTATGAGCTGTTGGCCGGACGGCTGTGTGGATATGGTGGTGACATCAATACCGTATTGGGGGCTGCGGAGTTATTGGTGGGGTGGCGATTTAAAACTGCCCCACAAAAAACACAACAAAAATGGCAAGCCCATCCACGACTGGGCCGACCAAGATGAGATATATCAGATATGCACTGATTGCGGGGCCTTGCGACCGCGATACGGCATCGAGCCGACGTTGGAGGAGTATATTGCCACGACGGTCGAGATATTCCGCGAAGTCCGGAAGGTCTTGAAGGACTGGGGCACGCTGTGGCTGAATGTTGGGGATGCTTATGCGACAAGCTCAACATCGGGCGAACAAGGTGTTACAGGAGATCGGGCAAACCGAAGTTTCACAGCCGAAGGAATCCCAGCGAAAATCCCTTCCGGCCTAAAACCCGGCGACCTCATCGGCCTGCCGTGGCGAGTGGCCTTTGCTCTCCAAAAAGACGGCTGGTATCTCCGCTCGGCGATAATTTGGTGCAAATCGTGGTCGTTTCACGATTGTGGTAAAAAACAAATAAAGAAAATCCGGACCGATTTATGGGGACGTAAAAGAACAAAAATAATTGATGAGGGCAATAGTTATGTCGGCTCCTGTATGCCGGAGAGTCTAAAGGACTGGTGGTGGGAGCGGTGTCGGGTGAAGGTGAAAAGTGGTTGGGGTGATATTCCGCACCCAAGTCAAACACCGGGCGGCTATTCCAGAGCGCCTAATAGTGGAGGAGTACTCAAAGCTCAAGCACAATGGCAAGACTGCCCCGGCTGCGATAAGTGCCGGGCCAACGGCGGCTACGTCCTGCGAAAGGGTTCCTGGCGACCGACGAGCGCGTACGAAATGCTATTTGAGTTTAGTAAATCCAAGACATACTATTGCGATGCAGAGGCGGTGAGAGAGGAGCTGGTGACATCGCCGGATAAATTGAGGCTAAGAGTCGAAGCAGCCAAGAAAGTAGAAGGAAGGGGGGATGCTTTAAGTATAGAAGCCTGGGGCCCAAATACTCAATCTTACAATCCTTCCGGACGCAATTTGAGAAACGTTTGGTGCATACAGACTCAGGCAACGAGCGTAAGCCATTACGCCACCTTCCCGGAGAAATTAGTAGAGCCCTGTGTAAAGGCCGGGACCAGTGAGAAGGGCAACTGCCCGAAGTGCGGGATGCCCTGGGCCAGGGTGATAGAGATAAATAAAGGCCAAAAACCCAGACAGAAGGGCGAGAAATATGATGGTATAAACGCTGGATATGGTACACATCCCGGCGTTGGGCGAGATGATATTATAAGTAAGACCCTCGGCTGGCGACCCACTTGCACGTGCAACGCCGGAGAACCGGTCCCCGCCGTAGTCTATGACCCCTTCGCCGGGACCAATACGACAGGTTACGTCGCCAAAAAACTCAAACGGAATTGGCTCGCCACCGAAATCAACCCAAAATATATAAAGTATGCTAAGCGAAGATTACAACCACACAAGAAAAAAGGCACACTTTTCGATAAAAAAACATCCAGAAAGAGAAAAAAATGACTAAAGAAGGATTTTTTTCACAATCCGATTTGCAAAATAAGAACAGTACATATATGAATCGAGATTTGATAGAACCAAAATGGGTTGGTATTTGTAATGCCTGTGGCAAAACTTGGCTGATTTGTAATCGCCGGCAAATAATTTATTGTATTTGTGGACATCGTTTGAAGTATAAAAATATAAAGAAAAATTATGCCTAAAGGATTTTTTTCACAATCCGATTTCCAAGGAACAAAACCCACATCGAAATTACCGTTATGTGGATTGTGTGGTCTTTATAAAAATTGCAAAAGTCCCAAAATGCCAGTCACAGGCAAAGGCAAAAAGAATATATTGGTAGTGGCCGAAGCACCAGGCCAAGAGGAAGATAAATATAATGAACAACTGATAGGTAAGGCCGGACAATATCTACGAAGAATACTCCGTAAGTTAGACGTGAATTTGGACCGGGATTGTTGGAAAACCAATGCAATTATTTGCAGACCACCCCATAATGAAACCCCTGAGAACAAAATTATTGAAGCGTGCCGACCAAATCTCTTGAAAACAATTGATGAGATTAAACCGCGTGTTATCATATTATTGGGTGGAATCGCTACAAAATCTCTAATAGGCTCGATGTGGACTGACAGCACCGGATTCCCAATAAGTCGATGGATAGGGTGGTCTATCCCTTCACATAAATACAATTGCTGGATAATTCCCACTTGGCATCCTTCGTATTTATTAAGGCAATCAAGGAACAACGTGTTAGCACTTCACTTTAAGAAGCATTTGAAACTTGCCTTGGGAAAGAGTCTAAAAAGACCTTGGAATACCGTACCTGATTATGAAAAACAAGTCGAAATCATTTCACGCCCATCACAAGCTGCGAAATTGATAATTGAACTGATGAATAAAAAGGGTGCTATTGCTTTTGACTACGAGACAAATTGTTTGAAACCTGATGGGGAAGGCCCTGAAATAGTATCGTGCTCAATCTGTTGGAAAGGTAAAAAAACTTTTGCATACCCTTTTCAAGGTAATGCGATAGAAGCCACCAGTAAATTATTAAAGTCGCCAGTGCCTAAAATCGGATTCAATTTACAATTTGAAGAGCGTTGGACCAGAGCTATATTGGGACATCCGGTTAGAAACTGGTTTTTCGATTCAATGATAGCCACACATAGGTTAGATAATCGTCAGGATATATGTAGTTTGAAATTCCAATCCTTCGTTAACTTAGGTGCTGCAAAATTCAAAGATGTAACCGAGCCATATTTGAAACCAAGTAAAGATAAGTTCAATCGAATTCACGAATTGGATTGGAAAGATTTATTGCTGCGTAATGGGATGGATAGTTTGCTGACCTACAAATTGGCTATGAAACAGATGAAACTATTAAGAATACAAAAATGAGAATTGTAGTGGTGTGTAGCAGTTGTAAGCAGGAATTGAAAATCAATCAAGGGTTTATAAAGGTCTTGATAGTATTGTATTAGGTGTGGAACCTTGTACAAACCCGGACTGTTATCCTAAAGAAATTGATAACAGGGCCGAAAAAATAATTGATTCTCTCAAGGAGATTATAAATGAAAGCCAAGAACAAAACAAAGACAAAAACAAGTAAGAAAAAGACAAAAACAAAGGTGAAAACATCTAAGAAAAAGACAGAAACAGTTAAACCAAAACCATTGATAAGATTCACAATTGATAAATCTTTGGCAAGAGCATTATCCCTCACAAAAGGAGGCCCTAATTCGCATTATATGGAACAATCTTTAGATGTTGCCCGTGTAACCGAAAAGGGGGAAATTATCACAACTAATAGGTGTTCTTTACTTGTGGTCACACCCATCAAAGACAACAGATTACTATTATCAAATATACAACAAGGTCTTTACGATATTGTTGGAGACACTTTTTTGAAAATAGATAAAGAAGAATTTATATTTCCAGACTGTGTACAATTTATATCCACAAAACCGAAATTGTTAGGGACCAGTATCATATCTTTACTCAGTGATATACTTACCTATATGATTAAAAGCCAAACAAAAATAAATATTTGGAGATTTGAAAACGTCCTCAAAATACTCAATAAATATAATAGCTGGACTTTTTATGGTGATTCTCCACATACACATATACTAATGGAATGTGAAACATTTCAATATAATATCAAATATGTTGTTATGCCTGTGTCAATGAAATGAACACAAAAACATTATAAATCAAAACAAAAATCACAGGATAAATAATTGAAACCTATTACAGACCAAGCATATAAACTTTTTCACAATGGTAGTATTGCCTTGGCCCAAGTTTCATCCAACGGCATTCGTATAGACACGGACTATCTGCATCGACAAATAAAATCTGTCTCTCATCGGATTCTCAAAATTGAGGAATTGTTAAAGCAAAATAAAATATACAAAGTTTGGAGGCGCCGTTATCGAGATAGATTTACATTCGGTTCCCGGACCCAGTTGGGGAATGTATTATTTGAGACGATGGGATATGACCCTTCAACTTTTACCAAAAAAACAGGAAGGGCAAAAGCTGATGAAGCCGCTTTGAAAAGTATAAAAGAACCTTTTATCAATAAATATCTGCTTCTGGAAAGACTGAAAAAAACCCGCAGCACTTATCTCAAAGGAATTTTGCGGGAAACAATCGATGGTTTTGTACACCCAAATTTCCCATTACACTTAGTACGTTCCTATCGTGGGAGTAGCGACCATCCTAATTTTACTAATATCCCAATGAAAGACCCCCAAATTAAAAAATTAGTGCGAAGGGCTTTTATATCTCGTAAAAATCACCGCCTTATTGAGATTGATTTCAAAGGTGCTGAGATTTGCTCTGCGACTTGTTATCATAAAGACCCAGCAATGATTAAATACATACAGAATCCAAAATTGGATTTACACAGGGATATGGGGGCCCAATGCTATAAAGTTAAAAAGGGCCAAGTCACCTGGGGTATTCGGGATTGTGGAAAAAACAGATTTGTCTTTGCCGAATTTTATGGTGATTGGTACATAACACGTGCCCCTGATTTATGGGGTGCTATTAAGACAATGAATCTCAAGGTTGAAGATACCGGCTGCGATTTATATTCACATTTAGAAACAAAGGGTATTTATGAATTAGGTGACTGTGACCCGGATAAGGAACCAAGGGAGGGAACCTTCGAGAAGCATATTAAAGAGGTCGAATACGATTTCTGGAACAGACGATTCAGAGTTTATAATCAATGGAAAAAAGACTGGTATAATAAGTATTTGAAATTGGGCTATTTCGATACATTAACAGGATTCAGAATTGAAAGTGTTCTCAATAGAAAACAAGTCATAAATTATGGTATCCAAGGCTCGGCCTTTCACTGGTTGTTATGGTGTTTGATTAAGATTCAAAGAATCCTAAATAAATATAAAATGAAATCCTTCATTATCGGACAGATTCACGACAGCATCGTTAGCGATGTTCATAAAGACGAAATGAAGGATTATCTGGATATTGTGAAACAAGTTATTTATGAGGACATTAGAAAGCACTGGAAATGGATTATTGTACCATTGGTAGTTGAATGTGAGATGAGTCCGGTGGATGGTAATTGGTATGAGAAAATTGGTGTGGAGATATGAGTAAAGAATTAAAGTGTCGCTATTGTAAAGGAAGATTGTTCTTTGGTTTTAATCACCGTTGTTCGGAACGTGTTCTCAATGAATATTTCGATAAACTTAATCAGCAACGTCTCAGAACCATTGAATCATTGGAATGGATGATGATGGATATGAAACACAAATACAATGAACAAAAAGGGACATTGGATGAGGATGTTTGCAGTGAGTACAGCCCCAAACTACAAAAGGCAATTGATTTATTAGAAGAATTGAAAGCGAATAAAATATGAAATTGCCAATCGGTAAAATAATCTGTGGAGATTGTCGGGATGTGATAAAAACCTTTCCTGATGAATGTAAAAATATGGTTATCATTACCGACCCACCCTACGGAATTCAGTATGATAAAATACAAGGGACTCGTCCAAAAGAAAAAAAGAGGAAAAAATGCAAGGTGACGATGCAACAATGGATTTGTCATTTCTAATCAGACGGCCTGAGTTAAAAATTATATTCGGAATGCAAGATTTTTGGCGACAGATTCCTTTTTATGGAAGATGGCTATGTTGGGACAAGCGTGTGAAAAAGATTGCGGATTATGCAATTGGCGGTCCATTTGAATTAGCGTGGATAAGTAAGGACACCGGATATTACAAAATATACAGAGTGATGCACGGCGGGCCTATAAATAATGACAACCCCAACAAACCCCGCTTTCACCCAACACAAAAACCCATCCGGCTAATGGCTGCTATTATCCGTGATTTTTCTAAAGAGAGTGATATTATATTGGACCCATTTGTAGGTAGTGGGTCCACTTGTATTGCCGCAGAGAGAGAAGGTCGAAAGTGGATTGGAATAGAGATTGATAAAGAATACTGCCAAATTGCAAGAAGGCGTATCAAAACTGAAAAAAGAAATCCTTCATTGTTCAAAGGGAAATTATGAGCAAAGAATTGTACAAGAAATATCGACCCAAAATCTTAGACGAAATCTTCGGCCAATCAAATTCGGTTACGATATTGGCTCGAATGATAAAATCAGAAACCATCCCCCATACAATACTTTTTTCAGGGCCATCCGGCTGCGGCAAGACTACACTCGCCCGGATAATGAGGCGTAAATTGAAATGCCATAAATTCGATTTCACTGAATTAAACACGGCTGACTTTCGGGGCATAGACGAGGTGCGTAAAATACGAGTGCGGATACAATCTGCACCATTGAAAGGTAAATGCCGTGTATGGTTAATCGACGAATGCCATAAATTAACATCGGATGCTCAACACGCCTTACTCAAAATGTTAGAGGACACACCAAATCATATCTATTTCTTTTTAGCCACAACCAATCCAGAAAAACTACTCAAAACAATTCGCAATCGATGCACTGAAATATCAGTCAAACCATTGAAGGACAAAGACCTGATTGAATTGATAAAGTCTGTTTGTATAAAGGAAGGTCTAACTGGATTCCCTTCTGATGTAGTCAAAAAAATAGTTGAATGCAGCGAAGGCTCGGCAAGGAAGGCACTGGTATTTTTACACAAAGTTATTGAGCTAAAAAACAAAAAGGAAATGTTAAATGCTATCATAACAGCGAGTGCCGAAACACAAGCATTTGAAATAGTCCGAGCCTTATTATACAAACCGAAAACAACTTGGTCCCAAATGGCCAAGATTCTTCGAGAAACTATGGGCGAAGATGCAGAGCAAATCAGATGGTTGGTGCTGGCTTGTGCAAAAACAGAAATCCTCAAAGGTGGGAAATTGGCAGCCAAAGCATTCCTTATTATAGATGCTTTCCGTGATAATTTTTACGATAGTAAGCACGCAGGGCTTTGTGCGGCGTGTTATGAGGTTATTGTTGGGAGTGGTTAATTTTTAATGGCAGGAAGCACTGAGTTAATTTGATAATAATAAGAAAAGGTTTATTGGAAAGGATTAAGAATGAAAGTAACACCAGAATTTTTCGATATTGATATGAATCAATTGGATGTGGAATGGTTAAGACAACCGCGAATGTTCTTTACTACCGCCGAAGCGTTAGCCGAAGCCCGCCGAGATTTCGAGCAAGCAAAAAGTGAGTTGGATTTGACCGACGCCGAATTAGACAAGGCTATTAGAGCTAATCCAGAAGAATATGGCTTGCCTCAAAAGACAACCGAAACTATGATAAGCAAAACCATCATCGCTTGTGAAAACCATACTGCGGCATCGGATGAAATTCAAATGAAGAAGCACCGTGTCGATGTTCTCCAAGCTGCTGTCACGGCATTAGACCATCGCAAGAAAGCGTTGGAGAATCTAGTCCAACTTCACGGCCAAAACTATTTTTCGACTCCGATAGCGAAAGGCAATTCTAAAGACGTAATAGAAGAAGCCAAGAAAATTAAGTCTCGCCGGGGAAAACGAAGGAAACGTGATGCTTGATATATTATTTTGGATTGTATTAGGAATAATAACTACCCCCATTGTGGTGTATTTATGGGTAAGGTCGGCCACCTTGGGATTCTTTAGAGGAAAGGATTTATATGGCAATATAAAAAGTCAAAATCAACAGGACAACAACAATAATGATAAGGAGTAAACTAATTATGTCGAAAAGAAAAAAGAAACAAAGAGCAACTCGCAGTTCAAGAAAAGCAGCTAAAAGACGTTCTGAGGAACACAAAAGTGGATTTGACAGGACATCATTGGATGTGCCCGAAGGTGTGAATCTTTTCGGACTCAAGAGTGACAGGCCTATTCGCATCGATATTATCCCTTATAAAGTAGGAAAAGGGAATCCGTATGCTGATGAAGGTGAATTGCATTGGGAAAGAACATTCTTCGTTCATCGGGGGATAGGCCCTGAGCAAAACAATTATGTATGCCCTCGACGGACTGCCGATAAGAAATGTCCAATTTGTGAACATCGGACTAAACTTATGAAAGACCCCGAGGCGGATGAAGACCTTATCAAAGATTTAGCACCGAAGGAACGGCAACTGTTTAATATTGTAGATACCAAAGACCGTGACAAAGGCGTTCAGATTTGGGACATATCATTCTGGCTTTTCGGTAAGGCTTTGGATGCATTACGTGATAATGCTGATGAAGATGATGATTACGAAGCCTTTGCCGATTTGGAAGGTGGTATGACTTTGAAGTGTGCTGTTGAGGAAAAACGATTCTCCGGTAACACTTATTACGAGGTCATCAACATCATTTTCAAACCCCGCAGAGAGGATTATGACGAAGATATGCTCGACAAGTCGAATTGTTTGGATGAAGTGGTAAAGATTCTACCTTATAAAGAATTGAAAGCCATCTTTTTGCAAACAGAAGATGAGGATAACGACGAAGACGACGAAGACAATAACGATGATGATGAAGATTTTGAAGATGCCGTCCCAGATAAAGACAACGATGATGATGACGATGATGAAGATTGGGGGGATGAAGATGAAGAGGGAGACGACGATGATGATGACGATGATGATGAAGATGATGAAGATGATGATGAAGATGATGATGACGAAGATGATGACGAAGATGAGGACTGGGGGAATGAGGAAGAAGATGAAGTAAAGAAACCAAAATCCAAGTCGAAATCCAAATCAAAGTCGAAATCAAAACCTAAGTCAAAGAAACCGAAATCCAAATCAAAATCAAAGAAACCAAAATCCAAGTCGAAATCCAAGTCGAAAAAGAAAGGTAAAAAATAGGGAGTTTAATCGTAGTGGGATATGAGATTGTTTATTGTAGAGATGGTAGCCTCTTTTGTTTGACCCCCATATTCCACTACATTTTTGACAAGTAAAGACGGGGCGGCGGTGTGTGTGAAACGCTGGCGAATCGTGTGCTAAGCGAAGTGGCGAGAGTTGGATAAAGGCCAACACAGCTATTACGGATGCTCCCCCGGAACCAGGTAAAAATCCTGCCCGCCCCATTTTTTGAAAGGATTGTAAGAAAATGAGTTGTAAGCAATGTCAAGAATTTCAAGAATCTGAGGCAACAAGTTATTATCGTTGGAAAAATGCAAACATTGAAATTAGAGCGTGCCACATTCATTTAACAGAAATTTTCAGTGCATTGGATTTTATGCAAAAAGACGAAAATCTAAATGGTGGAAATTTTGGTTATGAAAACCGAAGACCTCAAAAAAGCATTACGCAAGAAAAAGC